TGTAAATTAAATGTATTAAAATGCTTGACGATGTAAAGAAAAAGAATATAATAGGCGCACATTCAACAAAACAAGGGTTACAAAATGGCTATTACAACTATCGAAACAATGATTAACGCGCAGATTTCTGACTTAGAAGAAGCCTTGCAGTCAAACATAAAGAACGATGACCAAGACCGAATCAAAGGCTGCGAGTTTGCAATTATAGAACTTAACATTCTTTTAAATACTTTCAAGCAAGCCGCTTAATATAACCGCCCCTTCGGGGGCATTTGCTGTAGGAGGCAATATGGGAATTAAATATTTATATTATTACGCGTTAGGCAAGTTTGATTGCGCTATTGGCAATGAAGCATTAGAAGGGCAAAGCGAAGCCTACTATCAAGGCTATAACGAACAATACCAAAACGAACAAAATCAAGGGGCAGAAGAATGAAAGCATCAGAATCAATTAACGAGTTGGCAGCAGCTCTATGTAAGGCGCAAGGCGAGATGGGAGGGGCTGTTAAAGACTCATCTAACCCGTTTTTTAAATCAAGCTATGCGGATTTAACGTCTGTAATTAAGGCAATCAAGCAGCCATTTGCTGATAACGGCCTAAGTTATACGCAATTCCCTGTCAACGATGAAAACGGCGTGGGTGTATCTACTCGCCTGATGCACGTATCTGGCCAATGGTTAGAAATGGAATACACGCTGCCGATGGTCAAGAAAGACCCGCAGGCTGCCGGATCTTGCATTTCCTATGCTCGCAGGTACTCCTTGCAAGCAATGGCCGGCATACCGACTGCAGAGGATGATGCAGAATCTGCAATGCTTAGGGGCGATCACAAGAACCCTTTAGGCGATGATCAGTCCGCACACATCAAGCAATTACTTGAAGAAACTGGAACTGATGTTGCCAAGTTCTGCAAGTGGTTAAAAGTTAGTTCTGTAGATAATGTTTTAGCTATTCACTATGACCGCGCTGTTGCCGCACTGGAGGCCAAGAAATGATTATTTTAGACCATGAGCAGGGTTCTGATGAATGGCTTGCTGCAAGACTTGGCAAACCATCTGCCAGTATGTTTTCCAAGCTAATTACACAAACTGGCAAGCCTAGCGCCTCTGCTGATGGGTACATTAATGAATTAATTGCGGAACGCATTACAGGGCAATCTGAGCCTTTTCACGTTACCGAGTGGATGGAACGAGGCACTGCACTTGAGCCTGAAGCTAGGGAAGCATATGAATTTATTTCCGCAAATGATGTAATTGAAACTGGCTTTATTCTTGATGCTAGCTTCGAGTTTGGTTGTTCACCTGATGGGTTGATAGGTGATCAAGGTGGGCTAGAGATTAAATGTCCTGCCCCCAAAACAATGGTTAGCTACCTTAGGGACTCTCAGGTAGGAGTTAAGAAATACTGGCAGCAAATTCAAGGTTGTATGTGGATTGCTGGCCGTGATTGGTGGGACTTCTTTGCCTACCATCCAGAAATGCCTCATGTATTAGTGAGAGTAGAACGCGATGAAGAATATATCGCAAAATTATCCGTCGAGGTTGAAAAGGCTGTGGCGGAAATATCAAACCAAGTGGAGAAGTTAAAATGAAAACAGTAGGAATTGCGTTAAATATCAACCTTAGCAAGTTAGACAAAAAGCGTTTTGTAACCGGCAAGAATGGCACCTATGCTGATCTAACCGTCTTTGTTGACCTGTTAGAGCTTGATCAGTACGGCAACAGCGGCGGTATTAAGATGGCGCTTAAAAAGGACGAGACAAAAGAAAACACCAAGCTAGATTTTGTCGGTAATGCCAAAGTGTTCTGGAGTGATGGTGGCCAGCCTATGCAGCAACAGAGTGCGCCTAAAGCCGTTCCTGCAAGCATTGAAGATATGGATGAAGATATCCCCTTCTAGGGTAAAAAAGCCCCCTACGGCAAAAATGCTTTCGGGGGCAAACCATAGGAGAAAACAAGGCAGGGGAACCTTGCCTAACTAGGATAACATAGGTAGTAGATATGACAAATGCAGGAAAGTGTTTAAGAGTGGCTCAGGAGCTTAA